AATTGATTTATGGCTACTTAAAAAGACGGAAGCTCTTAACAACTAAAGAAGTACATTGATATTGCTAGGTGGTAACACTAGAGGGAGCGTGACGCACCGACAGTAGCTTCCTAGCAATGTGAGTGTATTTTATTTTTTAATTCTAGTGGTGAAATATTTTTCAATGTTTAGTGGAATAGGAGGATTTGAATATGGAATACAGAATGCTTACCGAAGTGCGGAGCGAGGAGAGCAAACGAATCCGCAGGGAAACCAAGGACAGGGACTTCTCACCAAGGAGGGGCAAGATACTAGTACCGAGGACGGACGGATTAGTGAACGCCCTACAGACGGGGCTGACGAAAGACCACTATGTATTGGTTACTCCGAAATCGACAAGTACGCAATTCAAGTTTACGAAAAACACTTTAAACACAAAAACTATGGAGACGCAACAAAAATTAATCCAAGAGAACTCCCAGACTTTGACCTCTTGGTTGGAGGATTTCCTTGCCAAGCTTTCAGCATTGCTGGAAAACGAAAAGGATTTGACGACACAAGAGGAACACTCTTTTTTGATATCGCAAGGATTTGTGCCGAAAAAAGACCAAGACTTGTGGTACTTGAAAACGTTAAAGGTTTACTATCTCACGAAGGGGGCAAAACTTTCCAGACAATTATTGGGGTTCTCACCGACATGGGGTATTTCGTTGAGTGGCAGGTACTTAACAGCAAAAATTTCGGAGTCCCCCAGAATAGGGAAAGAGTGTTCATTATCGGATATCTTGGAGGACAACCCAGACGAAAAGTATTTCCTCTCGGAGCAACAAACTCAAGCTCTAATCCGACCAAAGAATTACCAGAACCGATTAGCAATACGCTCAGGACAAACTATTTTAATGGAAAAAGTAACGAAGTCTGTGTTAGAGAAATTCAACAACTCAACCAACCAACCCACTCAAACGACAGAATCTATGGAACAGACGGAATAAGCCCAACTCTCAATACTATGCAAGGTGGAAATAGACAGCCTTTTGTAGCACCAGTCCTAACCCCTGATAGATTAGAAAAACGACAGAATGGCAGACGCTTCAAGCACACATTACGAAATATGGGAATCCGCAGACTTACACCAGTTGAATGTGAGCGTTTACAGGGCTTTCCAGATGGGTGGACTGAGGGCATTAGCGATACACAAAGATACAAGTGTTTAGGTAATGCAATAACAACTAATGTAGTCGAATATGTTTTCGAGAAGCTCTTAAAAACTAAATAGAATGCGGCGTTCATAAGGGTCATGCAGGGTATAGTGGGAAGGACGGGAGACCAACTATGCCGCTCGTAAGAGTCTAAAATAGACCGTTCGACAAGGGAACTTGTCCGCCGCACTTTGTTTAGTTTTTATTATAGAAAATTAACGCATGGGTAGGTGGGGTTTTCACCCCTTGGTCAGTTAAGCCATGGCAGCAACTTAGAAACCGACAACCTACCCAGCCGTCAGTTCTTTAAAATAGAAACCAGACACAGGTGGTTTGCTTGACCGAAAAGAGGGCGTAGAGGGAATGTGCAAACGTAGCACTAGGTCGGTAAGTTACGCATTAAGCCATGAAAGTAGTCGACTCAGACATGGCAGACCGCAGACCACCGCTGTTTAGTTTTTATTTAATACTTATGAAGTGGACAAAGAAACAAAAGAAACACTTTGACAGTATCTTGTGGTTATTTGACGACAAGAACCGACAAGAAGGAAGAAGTACAGTATTAGCATGGGTGTATATAGCAATGGCAATGGCGGGCAGGGAGGTTAATGTAATAGACCATATGTATATAACAGACTCAAACATACTGGCAAATAGGTATCTTGCGGAGATAATAGGAAGTATTATCTTAGAAGATAATTTACCACTTGAGATTGAGACCGAGAAAAGAATGGGTAAAATCATATTAAAAGAAAAGGCAGAAAAAGAAGTTAAGTAGTTTATTTTTTATCATACATACATGACAAGACAGGCAAAGCAGTTACTTCTGTTAGTGTTTGTGTTTGCGTTAGGAATATTTACCGGTACCGACATGGGTAAGGTAGAGTATAGAGACGTAGTCAAAGAGGTAGAGGTAGTAAAGAACGTGCCCGTAGAAAAGATAGTAGAGACAGAGTCAAGACAATGCCTAGTAGCAAAGCACAACCTTGAGGTAGCGGCAGAAGTCATTAACGTTAAGGGAGCAGCCATAGATATTTGTGCAGACTTACTAATGAGTTATGATTACTACCTATACAATCCAGCCGTGTTGGCCGATAGGGCAGCAGAGATAGAAGCATTGAACCAAAGACTCATTAGCCTAGAAGCACAGTATGAGTAAGAAAGAACACAACCTAGGCTGGTACAAAAAGAAATGCATAGACATGGCAAAGATACTAGCCAAGCAACGTGATGGCTGGACATGTCAAAGATGTGGCAGAAAGAAAGGAGAAGTCCAGATACATGGCTCCCACATATTCCCCACTAGGTATGGCATACTAGCTTCAGACCCGGAGAACATTATTGCTTTGTGTGCAGGTTGCCATGATCTTCGAATGGACTCTTGGCATGGCTCACCCTTAGAGAGTGCAGAGTGGTTTGAATCTAAATACCCTGGAAGAAAGCAAGAACTACAAGACAAGATGTCAACTGTACCCGAGAAGCTTACGATAATATACTGGCAAGAAAGGTACACACTCCTCAAGCAAACAATATCCTCAAGCAAATAGTCCTACGAATCCCTATTGTATTACTACATTAATTGTAGTATAATACCTACATATATCATGTATGGATATGGCTTGGTACCAAGGGAGATGAAACAAACAATGCTCACTACGTTCGCCTAGTAATAGCATTAATTTTTTAATAAAGGAGGTATAAACTAGCACGCTAATTATCTATTTATTATCTTTACAATAATGAGTAAGTACGATTTAGCTGAATACGACAGAGCATTATCCGAATTGACTGACACGTTCATGGACGCACAGTCGGAAAGAGAAGCTTTGCAAGAAGCGTATCGAGAGGGAACAATATCCCTAGACGATATGAACGATGCACTCTACATTTTAAACTTATCAGAATGAAGTATAACAATTTGTTTCTTACACTAGACGTAGACAATCTGGATGTTCAGGTTGACAATACGGTTCCAGAAAAGCCAGTCTTAATAATCCGATCGATTGAAGACGATCAGGAAATATATATTAAACTGTATGCGAAAAAGATATTTACTTCTTAATTATTACCGAAATGAAAGTTGAAACCATCAACAACAACCTATACATCTACCATGAGGAAAACGCCGATACGATCGACCCTTTCCGGATCTATGCTTATGAGATCTCGTTCGGTACTGATATTCATGGGGGTAGAGATTATTACACAGTTACTTTACTTGTTAATCCTACGCCCGGCCAGAGACTACGTTATGAATACCAGTTTGAGAAAGCTCAAGAAGCGAGAGAGGCGAAGGCGTTAATTTACGATCATCTATTACCTTTTATTTTAAAATCATGATTAAACTATTATTTGTATTCTTACTTCTAATGTTTGTGCCTGTACAGACATTGGTGATATTAGGCTTAGCATTACTTGTTAAACGTCTATTATGGAAAAGCTAAAGTGTGAACATCCAAGCATTAGTATTGATGTATGGGAAGAGTATAGCGATCCCGATCATTACATCACATACCAAACATATGTTTGCAACGATTGCGGTGAAGAGGTGGATGAGCCGGAGGCTTCGGACTTCACATATGCAACACCGGAAGATTAATTATTAAATTTTAAAAAGATGAAGATTAAAAGATCTACTCTTGAGAAAGCCAAGAAACAAACTAACACAATGACAACGTTGGTCTTTAATTACGAAGAAGCAAACAGTTTACTAGACGATTTCATAGACGAATGTGTTGAAGCATCTGACGATTATGAGCATCTGTTAGAGATGGTTTATGACCATGCTGAGTCACTTGTAGATATATATTATTCGGATATCTACGAAAGTACCAATAAATTTAGTGAGGCAATTGATCTTGCTACTGAAGAACTTGGTAGGCCTGAAAGTATCGATAAAGAGATACAACAGGGTCAACTTTATGCGTACGATTTATTGTTTCGCAGTTTTGTTGACAATCTTATAGAACTAGACGGGGGAGCTTAAGTTTTTATTTATTAAATCAATACCATGTCGAAGAAAGATTACGTTCTGATTGCATCTGTTATCAGGGATTCTAGTACTCTTGAGGAGTTTGTAGATAAACTTCTACCAGAGTTAAAACTAGACAACGATAATTTCAATTCAGAAAAGTTCCTTGAATATATCAAGAACTAATACAAGAAGGGCAGGGCTAGCAACCTTGCCCTTTTTTATTGGTCTGAGAACGGAGACAATGCGGACTTGCGTCCGCCTTTTGTTTGTATTATTTATTATTTATTTAATTATGTTTAACGTATACAGTTGGGAAGAACTGGAATACACCTTTCCAGGAAAGTTTCTAATGGTGTTGCCTGTCGAGTACGAAAACCTCGACGAGAAAAGCTATGAACCTTCTGACGCATGGGAAACACTCTATCAAGTAGAGGACGTTTCAGAAAAGTACCAAGAAGGATACTTATTCATAGAAGGCGAAGACATTTTTAATTATTAATAAAAAAGAATGAGAGCTTTAGCAAAAGACACAAGTCTACCAATAAGCGATGTACTTACCTACATGCTTATAAGCGTAACCGTACTATACTTCTTCGGAAGAATAATAATATCAATGGTGTTCGGTATTTAATCTATTATCAACAAAGCTATGATAGTGAACAAACTGGTTTCCTTGAATCCGGACGAATACAGGGAAATGCCTCTAGCAATTGCCGGGAAGGCCTATATCAAATACGTGCAGACCTGCTTCAGTAGCCAACGTGGTGACTTCTCACTAAAGTCTTTTAAAGAATGGCTAGAAACAGAAATTTAATTCTATGAGGGGGCTAACAACCCCCTTTTTTATTGTACAAACATAGGAGAATTGGAGACAAAAAGGTACAAAATCGCCAAGATTTACACCATAATTGCACAAGATGGTTTGAATTAACACACATTACCTATACTATTACTACACAATACATTACAAACCCTCTTGAAAAAAGTCATCCTCCAATACCTACCTACCTATAAAAGATATACAAAACAATTACACTTATCACCTTCCCAACATTACCCCCACAAAAAGCTATGAACATGCTACCAACATATATACAAACACCAACACACCACCCCACAAAATCACCCTACGAAAAAGATAATCATCACTACTTACTCTCTACCTACTACATAGACTGCACCACTACCGTGCCGTAACGCCCCCGATTAACCGCAAAGGTTATGGGGGGCCCGGTTCCCGTCTCTTCTCCCTCCTGTTCCCCATGAAACCGCCTGGAGACTTCCGGACTTGCTGGAATCCTGCTATCCCCCCACCCACCCTGGAGCTTCGAGCGTTTATTGCATGCTTGCCTACTGGAGAGGAGAGACCCCCCGGGGCATCCTTACCCCCCTACCCCCCAGTGTAAGGAGATTATACTTACAACCGCCCCCGTGATAATAGAAGACTAGGTGTGCCAAGGGATTACAGAGAATATGGGTAGTAGGAAGGCAAGCGAATATGTATAAATGTAGACCCATAGTAAAAATAGGGGTAAAAAGTAAAATTATTGGTAGGAGGGAGGATAGGAAAATCGGGTATAAGAAATTCCCGGGGTTATATAAAAAGCTGAAACTGTGAATTAAGACCCATAGTAATACAGATATATTTAAAGGAATTGTAATTCTAGTGTAATGGTGGTAGATTGAAAAATATCTTAAGTTATAACAACAAGATGGCAAGGACACCGATACCGATGAGTGAGTGGAAACCCAAGAAGCTTCAGAAGGAGTTATTAATGTATGCTATAGAGGCAGGGGAGGACTTTAAGCCAACGATGTGGTTAAAGGGAAAGGGAAAGAGTGCGAGTAATTGGACGAAGTGGAAAGCGGACGAGAGATTTTGCAAGTGGTTTTTTGAAGCATGGGAGCGAGGGATGAAGTGGGTAGTAGTGGATCTTGATCGGATAGGGATGGAGAGGGCAAAGACGGACTATAATTATTGGATAGCGATGCAGAAGAAGTATGGAGGGATGGAGGACAAGTCAGAGGGTGGAAAGACGGTAATCAATTTCAATATTCCCAGGCCAACGGCAGAGAGGTACATCTTAGAGGGTGAGGAATCATGAAGAGTATTCAGCACACGTATGTACCAACGAAGATGCAAAGAGAGTTGCATTCGGACGGAACACGTTTTAAGGTAGTAGTGGTAGGTAGGCGTAGTGGAAAGAGTACGTACGCTTTAAACGAGGCCATAGCTACTTGTTTAGAAAAGGACAATCAATTGGTATGGATAGTAGTTCCCACATTTCAGCAGGCAAAGGACATATATTGGAGGGGGAGTGACATAAGCAGGTACTTAATAAAGGGGATGTACAAGAAGAAGAACGATTCCGACCTGATGGTAGAGTTCCACAATGGAAGTGTACTGTATTTAAAGAGTGCAGAGAGGCCAGACTCGTTAAAGGGAAGTGGGCTAGATCTTCTCATTTGGGATGAAGTGGCGATGACGAGGAACGCAAGGTACGTATGGGAGGAAGTTTTGCAGCCAACCTTAAGCGATAAGCACGGGAGGGCTGTTTTTATATCTACTCCTAAAGGGTACAACTATTTTCACGAGCTATACTTGAGAGGAGTAGAGGGATTAGACAGTGAATGGAAGAGTTGGAAGATAGCGACCAAGGATAGTTATGCACCGTGGACGTTGACAAAGCAGGGACAGGGGGAGTTGCAGAAGTTAAAAGAAAGAATGACAGAGGATGCGTATGCACAGGAGTACGAGGCGGACTTTACGAGAAGAACAGGCTTAGTTTTCCCAGAGTTTGAGAGGGAGATTCACGTGAAAGACTTTGAGGTAAAGACGAAGTACCCGTTAGAGATGGGGCAGGATTTCGGGTACACCAATCCGACTGCTGTCATATACAGTTATTTCGATGATGACGATACGTGGTGGATCTTTGACGAGTATTACGAGATGGGGAAGACGATCTTCGAGCATAGTGGAATGATTTTGGCGAAGAGGAGGCAGTATGCTAATACGCAAAAGGCCATGTACGGGGATAGCGAAGATCCCCAGAGTATAGGGGAGTATGCCAATTATGGTGTATTCATAACCCCGGTCATTAAGAGAAGAGACAGTGTGCTGATAGGAATAGACAGGATTAGGGAGAGAATGAAGGTAGATCCGGTATCGAAGAAGCCGAAGGTATTCATACATCCCAATTGCAAGAACTTAATTAGAGAATTAGAGACGCATGCATGGAAAGAGTTCAGGGGAGATGGTAATGATGAGCCAGAGAAAGAGAATGACCACGCAATAGACGGGGCAAGGTACATAATATTAATGCACACAAGGGGGATATCAAGGGATAGCATAAAAAGTATACCCATGTATAACCCCATAGGGGCGAACATTAAAAAGAAAAAGGTTGATTTATGGAACTGGAAAGAATAGTATGTAAATAAAATTTAATTATTAGGTTTTTCTTTTATGCAAAGTATGTTAAGGAAGGGATTATCACTTACCCTAAAAGGTTTAAAAGAAGAGGGCAAGAATTTGCCAGCAAGAGTAGCGAACCAGAGAGCGGTAGCATCAGGATCAGCCGGAAGGTTGGCACAAAAAGGTAAGGTTGTAGCAAAGAGGGGTATACTTCCAAAGCTAAAACATACTACACGAAAGGTAAAACAGAAGGTACAGCTTACGAAAAAGGCCATAACGGGGAAGAAGGCTCTTGAGCCCGTGTCGGTAGCGGCCTCTAATAATCAATACGTAAAGCAGTTCGAGAATTTAACCAAGAACTTTAAAGGAAAGGAATTAGAAGAGGGGATAAAGATGTTACTTGTAAAGATGCCCATGGACGAGAAGTACAGAAAGACTATTAAGCATGTAGCAACAAACGTATACGGTGTTAAGTTATAATTTTATTTTAGTTTATTATCCATAATGGAAAAACTATACGGAGTTAAAGGAGTCAAGGACGTTTACTTAGGTTGGAACCTCAAGCTATTGCCAGAGGACGAGGCAAAGAAGTTCGAGAAGTACAAGCAAGAAGAGGAGCAAGCGGCAATGGAGGCTAGGGATGATGCAGGATTGAAGGCAATAAGAAGTACGCCAACAGCAGTAAGGCTTAAAAGATGGGCAACTGCGACCATGTTAGGCAGGAATGAGCTTTCAGAACTAATGAAGAAGGGGGAAATTAAGTTTCCACCAAGAGGAGTAGAGCCAGAGTACAAGTTCTTTATTCCAAGTGACGAAGAGATAATAATAAACGAAAGGCAATACGAGGAATTAAAGCAGTACGCATACAGACCGATAGCACAGACACTAAGACCGGGAGAAACAAAGGCTAGAAATATATACGAGGGGTTCTTGCATATTAGGGAGTTAACGGAGGATCAGGCTAAGAAGTACTTGGCCAAATGATAGGGGGAAACGTGCAAGCAGTCGAGTGCGGTTACTGTCACGATAGGGTGTTACCGTTACAGATTGTGGAGATAGCAGAACGAAAGGGAGGAAGAGAGACCGGAAGGAAGTTTAGGTTATGTTTTAATTGTTACAAAGCCTATCTATCTTTAGAGGTAAAGGACTTACCCGTAAAAGATAGTATAAAGGCATCAATAGAAAGATGGAGGAAAGACTCACCGGTGTTAAACTAGACGTTACTCGTAATACTCGTAGCAGTATAGGGCGAGATACTCTAGAGGTTTCCAATTCCGAATACGATCTTTTGCTAGAGTATCTGGCATGGATTAAGGACGGGAAGTTTTCCACGTTCGAGGCTAGTAAATATCACCATGGAGAGAGTACCTATATTGACACGACCATATCCGACAGGGTGAGACACCCACTATTTCAATTTAAAGAGTAATATAAATGAAAAAGACAAAAGAGGTTACGTATAAGGATTGGGTAGCGAAGTACGAGTACAAGGAAACTAAAGAAACTAAGGACGAGTTTGACAAGGTAGCCAGAATCATGAAAGATCTTCGGGCTGCTAAGGATTGGAGAGCGTCCAGTTGTAAGCTAACCGGACCTGAATCAGGCGTGGGTGGCGACTACGGCAAGAGATGGGATCTTCAAATGAAGTTCTATCTTAACTGGTCCTCTCCCTTAAGCACAGAGAACTTTAGAAGCAACGTGAAACTAACTGAATCGGTAGGAAGAATAGAAAGTTTGTACCAAAAGGTGCGAAACCTAGACTACGGATTTACGATTAATACGGGTCTTGATGATGAGGGTTATAAGGCAAAGTGTTTGGCAAGCCGTATTGATTATGAGCTTTACAAGGCGAAGGCTCCTAAGCATTTCGCTCTTACCATGAAGGATGCACTTATACATGGGACTGGAATCTTCAGACAGATTTATGTAAGACAGCAAAGAAAAGTTCGTGTACCAAAGAAGGCGGACAAAGAAAATCCAAAGGAAATTGAAGCAGTCAAGAACAAGAAGATCTTGTACGAAGAGAAGACTATTACTAAATACAACGGTATAAGCTATGTGAATATTCCAAGACATGAGTTTTTTGAAGCCCCGAGAGCAAGGGTATTGCACGGAGTACACGGGGTATCGGACTATGTCATTTGGAGGAGGGTTCTTTCCTATGAACAGTTTATGGAAGAGTACGGAAATCGTTCACAGGCAATGAATTTAGACAAGATTAAAGACACGAGCAGCACCGACGATAAAGAAACGAAGTCTATGTTTGATATCGAGGACGATGTAACGGGAAAGAAATACGTAACAGTATTGGAGTATGAGTGCGAGAAAAAGGACGAGTGGATGGTAACAGCAAACGACCATTTAATATTGGACGGTCCACTTCCTTACGAGCATAAGAACTACACCTTCTACAAAGTAGACTGTATAACAGATCCTTATGCCTTTAACGGAATCAGTCTTGTAGACAGATTAGAGAATACCCAAAGTCACATGGAAATTCTTATTAACATGATGATGGATAAGAATTGGAGGCAGCTCAACCAAAAATACTTTATAGAGAGTACGGTATTCGGGGAGCTTACAGAAAAGCTTATTGCCGAAGACTCTTTATTTATACCAGTTAATACTAGTGATGGTAGGCCATTACAGGCTAAGCTTGCCCCAATGTACTCCGACTATGTGAATCAGGATAGTTTCCAATTGCTTAATACCTTAGGTAGGACGGCAGTCATGGGAACTCTGATGGATACTAGCCAACTGAATTTACAAAAGACTAACGTGTCCGCAACAGCGTTAATGGAAAGTTCGGGCATAGTTGACGAGACAATTGCCGCACTACTTAAGAACATGCATGACACATTGACAGAGGTAGGTTTTGACATGATCTTTATCCTAAAGCAAAAAAGGAACGTGCCAAAGGTGGTAGATAAGGAAGGAAAGAAGTATGAGAGGTTTCCCATCAAAAACTACAAGCTTGTGGATCATTTGGGAAAGAAGAGGATGGAGAGAACCTTGAACGAGGAGTACTGGATGGAATCTAGTCCAGAACTATTCTCTATAGTAGATCAAGATATCCGTATTGCTCCAAAGAACATGAGGGTAGTTGACAAAAACTCGGAACGAGAAGAGTTTAAGGTAACGTATGCACAGATGATGGCAAACGCAGTAGATCCATCGGACCCATCCTCAATGCAATTCCCAGGCGTAAAACTTTACGATGCCAGAATATTAGGCAAGAAGATGGTAGAGCTTAACGGTTTGGAAGACGAGGTTCTTTTAATGGAAGGCTTTGACGAGGACGAGGATTTGGAAGAAGCGATTGAAGAGGTACAGACTATGTTGTCTGGACAGCCATTATCGGGAATGCCAGGCAGGAGTATGCATCATAATCTTTACGAGAAGAATGTTCTGGACATGCTTAATAATAATGCCAAAGGACTACAGGAACAGCTTGAGTTAACCAAGAGGGAATCGGGTACAGACATGATGGGCAATCCTCTTCCACCACAGTATGATCCAGGCTTAATGCAGGCATACGAACAATTACTAAAACAAATTAAATTCATAAGCGATCATTTACAAGTGGACGTTTTACCTAAGAATCAAAGGGAAGCGGCAAGCATTGTGGTAGCACAAGAGCTTGAACAGTTACAAGGAATGATGAACAATACACAGGCACAGGCACAAATGCCCGAAGGAGGACAGCCAGCAGGGCAACCAGGAGGACAGGTTCCAATGCCTCCGTCAACTCCAAACATGATGCAAGATCAAGGAGCAGGCGTGCCAATGCCACAAACGGGATTTTAATTCTTAATCTATAATAGATGGAAATTAAAGAAGTATTGGACAGGCTCTCTAGTAGCGAGCTTAAAGACTTAGTAGAGCTTAAGGATAGCCCAGGCTATAAGGTTCTATTAAAGGTAAGGGCTTCCCTAAAGGAATTCATGGGTGATCTTGCCTTAGAGAATGTTACCTATGATACGGCCCAGTTGTTTGTATCGGCAGAAAGGAAGGGGACGCTAATAGGGTGGAAGGCGGACGCAGGCATGATAAAACAAGCGGAAGATAGACTAGAAGAACAGAAGGCCGGAAAGAAGAAGATCGTGGGCGGAGTAAAGGTAGAAGACCTATTAAGGTACGGAAAAATTGACACACAATAAAAAACACTATATGTTTATTTACGAAAGGTATAATGCCATTTAATTTTACAATTTAATAACATGAGCAACGAGCCTAATATTTCGGCCCCTGATGATGAAGTCAGCACGCCGGATCAGTTAGAGAATCAGGAAGAAGTTTCCCAGCCGGAGGATGACCAAGTGGATTCCGAACAGGCCCACGAGACAGAAGAAGTAGATCCTGAAAACTACAATCGTTTAAGAACGAAGGTATCAAAAGTAGAGAGTCGGCTGAACGAAACCAGCGAAACTCTGAAGGGGTATCAAGAGTATGTATTAAAATCAGAAGACAGGACGAGGGATTGGTTTCAATCCCAAGGACTTTCGGAAGAGGATACAGAAAAAGCCCTTGCAAGGATAAAGGAGCAAAGACCTGATCTTTGGCAACAGAGAGTCGAGGAGGCGAAAGAAACGCCTACCAAAAAAGACAAGCTAAGTCCCGAAGAAATTGAGGGGCAGATTACCCAAAAGGTAATGGAGAAGCTTCAACAGCAAGACACTCTAAAGGAGGTGGCAACGTATATGCAGACGGAAAGGGAAGGCTTCTTTAAAGAAGTACCGGACATGGACCCTGCAAACTACGTGGATGCAACTCCTGAAGAAAAACAATTGGTAGCAGAGTTCGCTGATAAGGTAGACTTATTAGCACAGCGATATGTAGAGCTTCAAGGCGTAGGGTACAAAGAAGCCCTCGTTAAGAGCTATAAATTTCTAGCGGCTGATTTAGGCATGGGAGGAGAGAAAGAAGATGGTTATCTGGAAGGACTAGCAGATGGTATCGCAGACGAAGCTTCCACATTTGGTGGTACTTCGGGTGGTGCTGGTGATAGTTCGGCAACTCAGTCTCCGTTATCGTCTCAGGAAAAAGAGATGGCCCGTAAGATGGGTATGACAGAGGGTGAGTATGCTAAGTACAAACGGTAATAAACAAAGACCTTTAATTTTTAGAAAACAATTATGTACGGTGCAAGACCAAGAGGATCATACTGGGGATTATCTAGCGTATACAGGGACTTCATAGGTGGAGGAACTTTCGCTAAATATGATCTTGTTATGCCACAAGGAACAACAGTAGGAACAGGTGGTGAGATCGTAGTCGCAACCGCCGGAGCATTCAATATCCTTGGAGTAGCCATGGAAGCTGGTGCAAACGCAGTAGCAGGAACTAAAGTTGACATTACTCCTGGACTATTGGTTTTAATGGATAATGATAACGATACAAATACATTCGATGCAGGCTATGTAGGACAAGTAGCTGACTTTGTTGGTGGAACAGGAGCAATCCAAGTTGACACATCAAGCCATGTTACAGGAGTGTCCGGTGTAGCAAATCTTTTCTGTGTAGCCTATAACCCACAAGGTATGGGGATGAACGCAGATACATCCATCGGATTATACGTAGTAAAAGAAAGAGCAATTTAGTTTAAATAATTTTTAATAGAATCGATCATGGCAGCAGTAACAATCGCTGAATTTCAAAATCTAATCGATCCTGCTGTACAAAAACATTTCTTTGAAGCACTTGAAGAGAACAACCCATCTTTGGATGGATTCATCAAATCAGGTACACAGGAAGTCTACAATCATAAAGAGCAAAATTATGCTGGATTGGGATCTCTTAGTGCAATTGCAGAAGGTGAAGTATACCCTGCAGAAAGTTTCTTAGAAACGTATAGTACAACTTACACTCCAATTAAATATGGAGGCAGGGTACAGATTTCTTACGAAACTCAATTATTCGAAAGAATGGATCTAGTAGCACAGGCTCCTAAAGAAGCGGGTGCAGCAGCAGCTAGAAAAAAACAAGAAGTAGCATCTAGTTTGTACAAGAACGGTTTCACAAACGCATCAACCAGTTATGGTGATGGTGATCCATTGTTCTCAGTAGAACATGCACGAGCAGACGGACAAGGTAATATTTCTAATGCATCTGGGTCAGGTATAACCTTTACTGAGGCTAACCTTGAAACAGGGATACTTGCAATGGAAAGTGCAGTATCAGACAAAGGAAAAATCCTGAACGTGTTTGCAGATAGTATTTTATTACCTCCTGCTTTGAGAAAAGAAGCAGTTGTGATTTTAAAATCAACAAACAGATCAGGCACAGCAGACAACGACACAAACGCATACAATGCTTCTCTACACAAAATGGAAGGATCAATTCCTAATATTTGGATTTGGAAGTACTTGGGGGCATTCGCAGGTGGAAGCGATACAGCATGGTACTTGCTTGATTCTCAGAATCATAAAATTACAATGTTGGAAGCTGACAAAGTAAGCGTTGAGAAAGACGTATCGAACGGCTTCGTAAACGACATCATGGAATGGAAAGTAAGAGTAATGTGGTCAACCGGATGGAGTGATTTCCGTGGAGCATGGGGATCTAAAGGTGACGGACTAGCTTACACAGACTAAGCTAAGTTTATTTTGTTAGAACCTTTGGGGAATGGCTGGTGAAATTCCCCCCTCAATAACGATTGGACCTTGTAGGTAACCAAGGGAACATATCTAGTTATTATCTTTTTTAAAATGGGAGTAACACACTTCACAGAAGTAGACAGTAAGCAAGGATTTTCCGTAAACGGTACAAAAGTCATAGACGAAAACGGTAACTTAACCGCACCGTCTGGATCAGTTAACAGTTCAGAGATTGATCCGCAGGTCATTCAATTTGCGACAGTAGAGCTTGGACCAACAGAGATTGTTGGAACATCTGCAGGCGATATTGGAGCTACAGCGGGAGCACCTCTTGTAGCAGCACCGGGAGCGGGATACATTCTTGAATTTATCAGTGCAACACTTTCTTACACTTTCGACACAGCCGCTTACACGGGTGGTGGTGATGATGTAGTAATTAGGCAGGGCACGACTGCAGTTTCTGCAGCAATAGCTAAAGCTGATCTTTTAGGAGATAGTGCAAGCGACATTGCTTATGTGAATGCACTAGCAGCGGCTGATATTAAATTAACAGCTAATAGTACTTTGAACTTGTTTGCAGGGACAGCGTTCACGCAACCCGGAACAGCAGCAGGAACATTGAAGGTACATATAGCTTACAGAGTATTACCTGCATAATATGGACGGTAGAGAATATGAAGCAAGACTAAATCAAGGGGATCCTTATTCTAAGAAGCTCAAGAAGCAAGGGTTTGAAAACAGAATGGACAGGGTGAACGAGGCTGCCAAGACAGCCTCTTCACCTGAAGATAAAAAAAGATTTGAGAAGATAAGGGAGTTTAGTCTTGATCGATACAACAAGTACAATAATTCAAATTTTAAGAACTAAAAAATGGTTCAATCAACTCACACAATCAATGCTGCAACAGCAACAGCGGTGGGGCAACCAATAGAAGTTGGAAACGCAAAGGCAATCAGCTTTGTTTTCAAAAGGTCCGCACACTCGTCTGGATCAACAGCATTCACGGTAGACGTAAGTTTCGATAGCGGAACAACGTGGATAGCATACGCAAAGCTAATCAAGAATGTGGCGAACACGAACGCACAAACACTAACTAGAGAGGCTTCCGTATCTTTAACAAGCAACACAACAGTTCTCTACACAATGGAGCCTGAAGCAGTAACCCATGTAAGGGTAACCGCCACAGAAACCACGGACGGAACACATGATGCTTGGGTATTAGTAAAACTTTGAAAGTTATGGTTAACAAGAAGAGCAAGATATTAACAGTAGATGATGTAATGAATCTAATCGAAGATAGTATTAATAAGCAGTTAGCAGATATTAGGAATTCTTTAAGAGATATCACCGAAATTAAGAACGTGCTTCTTGGGGACGGACGGTACTACAAAGAAGGTCTAAAGCAACAGCATGACGAGTTATGGAGTAACCACGTGCGACTTATGAATAACAAGACACTCGAGAGGATGGAGGAAATCATCAATGTTTATCAAAGTATTAAAACATCATTAAGAATCTTCGGGGTTACATCGGTACTAGCTTTAGTAGTTTCTACCTTGAATATTTTAAAACTTTTCAGCCTAATATGACCGAGAAGGACATTAAAAGACTAAAGATAATACTTGGTATCATATCGCTATCTCTTTTGTTTGTAAGCGTATCACAGCTCGTTTTTTTAGTACATGTATTTTTTAGCTAACAAAAATGCTTTATTCAAGGGTAAAAATGATAGGTGAGGTTGGGATAGAGATATTCGATAAAAAGTTATACCTTCAGGCAATGGAAATTCTAAAGGGTGGAAACAAAAAGAAGGCAGATCGGGTATTAAAGAAAGCAAGAAAGAAGCAATTTAAAGAGAACCAGTTGGGAACCTTCTTGAGAAAAAGAACCGGGAAAGTTATTAAGAATAAACTTACCGGAAAGTGGACAAGTGATCCTATTGTAAGAAAGAATCTCATAACCACAAAGGGAAAAGAGATAATGATCAAACAACTGATTGGAACAACAACAACCCCTATAGTAGGGATAGCAATTGGAACAGGAACGGTAGCTCCAACAGCAGCAGACACAGCACTCGGAACAGAGTACGATAGGGCGGCTGCAGTAACGAACATAACCACCACAACAACAACGAACGACTCGGTAGTGTTCTCTAAGAGCTTTGAGTTTACAGAGGCCGTCTCTATTACAGAAGAGGGATTGTTCGACCACGCAACGACAGGGGGGAATTTATTTGCAAGGCATACTTTTAGTAGCTATGATGTAGACGATCAGGATATTCTTACCATTACACACAAGATAAGAATAACGGTTTAATTGTATTTATTAGTTTAAAAAAATGGCATTAACTCAAACATGGGTTTTGCAGGGAACAAGTCCTACCACGATAGAAGCAACGGATTCTATTGCGTTGTTTAACGGAACATTTGGAGGGGCGATTACAGTCAACGCCTACAACGATAGTACGCATGTCCGTTCCTCTGGTGGTACTGATGACTCAAGTGCTAACACCCCTAATAACGTGAAGTTCATTTCACAATCGAGTGGTACCGGTGGAGATTCACAGGCAGACTGGGGTGATGGAACAGAGGACTTGGATGCCCTAACGACTGCAGAGGCACCCTTGAAATTAACGGTGGCTTACGACTCGAATATCACCATCTCGGATGCGATTCTTTATGCATACGATGGCACTACACCTGCAACTGCACCAACAGATATGGATGTTTACTTAGCAGAAGTAACGGACACTAACTGGACAAACGCGGACGGTAGTGCAGCTGCATTAGGATTGGCAGACAAAAGCACTCCGGGAACATCTCACGATTACTTCGTGGCGATCAGTATTAAACCAACTACGGTTGGAGTAAAGTCGGCAAATAAGTTAAGAATAGAATTTACCTATCAATAAAAAGAAAATGACCGAGAACACATCAGTAAGATGGGTTGCAGGTTTATCAAACGGGGAGACACTTGTAGAAGGAAAAGGAGTAGTAGAGAAAATCAAAGGTGAAGACTCTCCGTGGTTAAAACTACAAAACTATCTAAAAGAAAATAACTTAACGATTCAGTCGTTCGGTCTATGGGCTGGCGACAAACACTTTAACCTCCCCTCCCTAAAACCAAGATTTGGTGGACAAGCCCCAATCGGTTATGATTGTCACCGCTATTATGCGGGTGATGTTCTTGCAGGAGGGGGGAGCTCAGAACATTATATATGTGCAGAGGCTATTTATCCTAGCTATAAGGTCCAACTCTGGGTGGACTTGATGGATACAAATAAGTCTTGGATAGACGTTAAATAATGGCAGTAGCGATAACACAAACAGCCAATCCAGCAGGAGTTAACACATCCTCGAATGTTGCAACTTATTCTGGTGTAGCAATAGGAGCGGCTGCAGCTAATAGAATAGTAGTGGTATTGGTTGGTTCTGAATTGGCTTCGGCCTCGATAAACTCCGTAACGCTTGGTGGAAACGCCATGAGTGCTGGTACGCAGGGAAATTTTGATGCAGTATACGCAAGAGCATTCTATTTAGCTTACCCAACAGGCACTACTGCCGACATCGTTGTTACTTACGGAGCAGGTGCTACAAGCACACAAAACCATATTGCAGTATATAGCGTAACTGGTGGGGTTTACTCTTCAACTGGAGCAGACCAGTCTAGTGATATGGACACCACAGACAGGTTAACTACTGGTGCAATAACAATAGCCTCAGGTGGGGGGTTTATTGCTATTGCAGCAGGAGCAACGGATACTGTTGCCAAGACGTGGGCAAATGCTACTGAGGACCTTGACGTGGATGCGGGGGATTTTAGGTTTACAACAGCTACAAGAACAACTGCTCTGACTGCGACTGCAGTTACTTGTACTGGTGGTACAAATGGGGAAGATGGTGCATTGTCTTATCTTCTCTTTACTGCAAATGTTTCCCCAACAGTTGCACTTAACAGTCCAGCAGATACAGCTACAATAACAGACACTACTCCCGAATTGATATTCACAGGTACTGACACAGAGAGTAACGATATTAGGTATAACGTGCAGGTGGATACTGTTAATACGTTTCCATCCTATATTGGCATAGAGGACAACTTCAACGACAATTCTTTCAATACCTCTTTATGGACTAGGGACAGTGCTACACAGATAGTGGAACAAAATAGCAGGATGGAATTAACAACCGCACTTGCTGGAAACTATGTTGGGCTTTATAGTACTGGCACTTTTGACTTAACTGGTAAGTCCATTGCTATAGAATTGGTTGATGGCGGAAATGTGGACGAGGTAGGCATGAGTTCATATGAAGCGTACCCACTTACTCTGGTTCATAGTTCGGGAAATAATTTTGGGTGGATATTGGGGTATGGGGAAATACTTGTAACGACAATGGTAGGGGGTAGTCGTGCAACGGTGGGTTATGACTGGGACCAGACGACTTACAGGTGGATAAGGCTCAGAGAGGCAAGTGGGGTTATATATTTTGAGTATTCGGCTAATGGGAGAGACTGGACCGAGCGTAACGCCGAAAATGTGTCTGCCCTATTTCCAATTACATCTCTTTCAATAGAGAGTGTCGTGGGTACATGGCAGGCGGAAAGTATAACGTCTACTCTTGTTCTCGATAACCTCAATATATATCCAGCATTAATTGATGCAGTCTCTGGTACAGACGCAGGGTTTCTGGACTCACCTGACGAAAGCGACACAGACCCATTCACTTCTGGAACTGCAGTTGCCTATACGGTACAGTCTGCACTTGACCCCGATACTTATTATTGGAGAGTAAGAGGCACAGACCCATCTGGTAGTAATACCTATGGTGCTTGGGCTACTACAAGGAGTTTTGATGTTTCTGCTTCAACACCAGCGGATTCAGAGCGAGGCCTATACACGCATGGAAAGAGTACTGCTAATTCAGAGCGTGGTTTGTATACACAGGGTGCGATAGAGGCTAATTCGGAAAGAGGCTTATACACGACTGGTAGTATTTCTGATACTTCAGAGCGTGGGTTGTATACGGAAGGGGCAACAGGTGCTACTGATACCGATTCAGAGCGTGGACTATACACGCACGGAAAAGATACGAGTAGTTCAGAACGGGGTTTATATACTGAGGGAAGTGCGTTAGCGAATTCAGAGCGTGGACTATATGTTCAAGGACAGGACTCTACAAATTCCGAAAGGGGTTTATATACTATCGGAGAAGTTTCAGAAGATTCAGAAAGAAGTCTCTATACGGCAGGAATAGATACAGAGGATTCGGAAAGGGGCTTATATTCAATCGGAGAGGATACGGATGATTCAGAACGTGGTCTTTACACGATCGGGTTACAGTCTGCAAGTTCGGAACGAGGTTTGTACGTAGCGGGAATAGACAGTACAAGTTCAGAGCGGGGATTATACACAACCGGTAGTATTGATGACAGTTCAGAGCGTGGACTTTACACAGAGGGTGTAATAGGCGAGACATCGGAAAGGGGCCTATACACAGTTGGTTCTTTAAGTTCTGATTCAGAGAGAGGTTTGTATACTGTAGGGCAAGTTTCTGATAGTTCTGAAAGAGGTTTATATACCTCGTCCATTCAACGTCTTGAGTTAGACCTTTCGGACGATATAAAAACACACGAGTTCTTTTCTAAAAGGCTTAATGGGGTAGAAGTGTTCTGGAAAAAGATGTTAGAGATTCAGTCTTTGTTTTACAAGATTCTTTCTAACACCTCTTTATGGAACGCTTTCATAAATGCAATATCTACTTGGATCAAGGAACAAGATAGTGAGAGCACGTGGGTGAAAGAAGAGGATCACGCAGACACAACATGGGGGAAGACAACAGTAGGAAGGACCACAATGTTTGCTTATGAAAATCTCTTGACAGAAGATAGAGAAATAACCGATAGTGTTATCGTATATATTTTGGAAGACCACTTTGGAACGGAGGGATTTGGGACAGACATAATAGGGAAAGAACATATTACATCTTAGCTTCAATAAATGGCAAACATGCCTTCGATACTTAGAGCAGCAGGGAACGGTATAAGACAGGAACTGGATGCGTCTCTAACTGATAGTGGATTATCCGTAACAATAGACGATGCGACTAATTTTAATTCAGCAGGAGGCTTAATTGAAATTGATTATGATAATATTGCAAAAAGAGAGCGGGTATATTATTTATCAAAATCAGGAAACGTACTTACAATTGCAGATGATGGAAGAGGACTATTCGGTACTACAGGAGTTGCCCACGACGCAGGAGCCTTGGTACGAGTCTTCTTCGTAGATGAACATATTAACAACTTGGTTGATCTTGCAGAGACAACAGAGGATCAAACGTCATCCTTTACATCCATTCTAGCTACTGGTTGGAATCCCATTTCGTATACCTGTACGTATGCAAGTGCTATTACCTTTACAATATCAGGGGATAAGACAGGGGAATTGTATCCAGGAATGAAATTCAAACTGACTCAAACTACTGTCAAGTATTTCATTGTTACAAAGGTTGCTTATTCAGCACCAGACACGACCGTAACTATTTATGGCGGAGTTGATTATACCTTGGCAAACGCAGCAATATCTTCTCCGTATTACTCGACACAAAAGAGTCCGTATGGATTCCCAATGTCACCGAGACTTTGGAGGGTTGCCTTTTCGGATACTACGGATAGAGAACAAACAACACCATCGGCAGGAACTTGGTATAACTTAGGTTCAGCAAGCATAGCTGTTCCTATAGGTGCATGGAGACTAGGGTATAAGTGTTGCTTGTATATAAACAGGTCAGCATCTACCTTCGGGGATTCGAGAAGCACTCTATCAACAGCCAATAATTCAGAGAGTGACGCATCATTTTCAACTTACAATGCCCAGGCTGGAGCTTCTGGAACACAACAACAGTATGCACATATTCAGTTGGAACTTTACAGGGACGTAACAACTGCGTCAACCTATTACTTAAATATTGGTACGCCTAATTCCGGTATGTCAGCAATAGGTTTAAAGAACCTCTATGAAACCACACAGATATACGCAGACTGTGCTTACTTATAATTAACAAACTATGAATTTTATAACACACAAAAAGAGAGCAGCATCAAAGCTAAACCTTTTGGACAAGAGCACGGATACGATACTTACAGGAAGAGATATTATAGAAGATGATATAGGGGATGGAATAAATGATGGGTACAGAGAAGTGATTCAGATGTTATCAAGCGTGTATCCACAACTCTATGAGGTGGATGCTTATACAGCTAACTACTTCTCGGATGCAACCATATCTTCCATCACGGACGATACACTTGTAGTTGACGATACGATCTTCACCACGGGTCATGTTGGTGCAGTCGTGTACAACTCAACCAAGGATAATCATTCAGAGATAGAGGCATACTCGGCAACCAACACGGTGGTATTAGAAGACGAACCGGATTGGGATGCAGGGGATACTGTATATATTTTAGAAAAAGAGTTTACGTTCTCAACTAACATTACAGACTATGTTTCAAACCTAAGTATGCTTGTCAGGTATTCACCAACAGATCAGTACGTGCCAGCAGAACTAAAGCTTTACGATCCAGACAATACGTTAAGGGCAACAGAGTCAAATCCCATATATGTTCTTAAGCAGATAAATACTGCAAGTGGAGTAATACAGGGGTTTGAGATATTCCCAAGGTTTGAAGAGAAAGATGATAAGGCAATACACCAGAGATATGTTGCGTTACCGGCAGACATGAGTAACGATAGTGATACTCCACAACTTCCTAATGGTATGGATGGATTTCTTTTTTGGAAGGGTGTTGAATACGGTGCAGTAATAAGGCGAGATACCGACTTAGTAGGGTTGGCAAACGCACAGTTTGAAAAAGGAAAGAGGCAAGTGCTTGATTTTTTCAAACCGTTGCGTAATTATATAGCTAAGGATAGGATCCCTAGCCATTATCAAAACATTTTAAGAAAACAAACATGACACTAGGACAAGCAATTCAAAAACAGTTTGGTACGTCCGCATACGGCAAGGATGCTTTCTCAAAACAGAGAGAGCTTTACGAAAAGATGGGCAGTCCTTTAGGCAAGTACATGGGTAGCTTACAACAGAATCTTCACTTGTTAAAGAACCAGTCTAAATGGGGATCATACATGAATCCTGCACCAGCACCGGCTCCTGTAGTAGCACCCCAGCCAAATGCAGCAGAACAGTTAGTCAAAACCTTTACACAAGACACTAAACCGATTACAAGGTTTGAAGACGTGGTTAACCCGAACACGGTAGTTAACGAAAGCCTTATTAATCAGTTCGCACAGAGTCAGGTATTGCCACAAGCGTATATACGAGATGCGGATCAATTCAGAAACCTGAAGAACCAGCAAGCAAATACGGGATCATGGAGGACAGCAGGAAGAGGTGGTGAACAACAGCTATTGAATCAACAGGCAGGACAAAGAGATGCCGAGCTTGGCGGAATGGCTGATGCACAGAGGGGTAACTTGCAAAACTACTACAATGCTATGAAGGAAGAGTATTATATGGACCCGAATGCTTTTCAGATTAATAATTTTAACCAACAATTGCAGGACAAGTTCAAACAAATAAAGCCGACGACAACAGTAAGTGACGGTCTTATTCAGGGATTTGATCCTATGCGTAACTATTACTATTAAATAATGGCAACATCAGGAGATATATATACACAGTTACAAACACAGTATGATCCCAATAACGCTGCGAAGACTATCGAGGAGGGGATAAGAAATGCGAACCGAGGTACGATTGAAAACCTCATGCGTGATGCTACGGACCAAATGGGCAATGCTTATGGTGCTTTCAATAATTCCTTTGCGGAAGCAGGGAACTCTACAGCAAGAACAATGTCACCGGCACAAAGACTGGCATTGGCACAGTCTAAGGCTAATCAAGGAATGGCTGGCCTAAACCTTAACAGAGGGCTTAGAGATTTTTACAGGACGAGCATAAATGATACGATCGGAAAAGCAATGAACGCCTGGGATATGGGAAGGAACGACTTGAAAGATAGGTATGGCATGTTACTAGGTAAAGAGCAATACGCTGACCAATTAAACCAACAAGCGTGGGAAAGACAGATGGCAGAGAAACAATTGGCCGCATCGTCTTCTGCAAAACCAGATTGGAATAGTTTCTTAAAACAATTCAACGCATACCTAGACGGATCGGCGGATGGAACAACTTCGGGAGGAAAGCTTCTAGGAGAAAATATCGTTCAATTACCTAACGGAAAGATATACAATACACCAGGTTATAACATGGTGGCAGGAGCAGGTTCTACTAAAACGACAAATAAGACTGGAAGTAAAACCATACCTACCAACGTAATACCAACTAGAAAATAATTATTACTATTAAACAATGGCAACTAGGCGAGAATTATTATCAAAAGATGCACAGGCACAAATGCAAATGTTAATCATGGGTGCTTCTACGGGTGTTATAGATCCATCTTCTGCTATGCAAGGATTGATGGGAATTACTTCTGATCCTTCCTATACGGTAAAGGGAAGAACCGACATCGAGAAAGAAAAAGAAAGACAAAGAATTCTTGCCGACCTACAGCTTGCGGAATCATTGGGTGATACGGAAAAGGTTAGGGAAATTAAAATGAAAATGATGGGCGACGAGAGAGCTGGACAGTTGAAAGATATTGCCAACTATCAGTTTTCCCCAACAGAGAAGATTGCAGGATTGTTTGCAGGAGTAAGAGATGGACTAGGTGGTATGTACAAAGGATACAAGAATCCGGGAAAATATAATGTCATGATGTCGGACAATGATCCAGACAGAAGCACTTGGAATCCAGCAAGTACATTCGATGCTCTCAAATTCTTAGGAAAGCAGGGACTTGGCTTTGGTGAACAATCGGATTATGCATACTCTCCCGAGACAATGAATATGGCCAATCTTTATTTGGCACCAAAGATAGAGGGTGGGTGGAGCATGCCTAGTGAGGCATACGATACACCATTGAGTAGTTTCTACGGACAGCCTAATCAGCTTACCGGTTTTTAAATTATTAAATAATAACAATGGCAAAGAAAGGAGCAGAGCAATTTGCAAAAGAAATAAGAGAGCAGGCAGGTGTGCAAGCTCCCGATGATGTTAGAACCGCATTGGCAAAGCTACAAAAAGGCATGAAGGAATACACCGTATCTGACGAACTGTACTCTACTAAAAAGGGCTGGGTAGCCAAGATGATACCAAGGGATGCAAAGAAATCTACAGTTTTTCCTATCTTTAATAGCAAGACAAAGTGGTTCGATGCAAGCAATAGTGCGAGTGCAAGCTTCGTTAAGAACCATAAGGGAAAAGTCGTGAAGATTGGAAGTTTACCAAAATTAAAGGTAGCGACAGAGGTAGCCGAAGAAGTTACGAAGAAGGCCGGAATGTCTAGTAAGATGGGCGGAGGTTTAAAGAAGACCGCTAAAGTTCCGGGTAAATTATTCATGAAGCTAGGGCCAAAAGGAAAGGCAGTAGCAGCAACAGGTACAGCAGTAGCAGGTACGGTTGGAATACTAAAGCAGTTAAAGAAAAGAAGAGAGAAGAAAAAGGAGGCACAAAATGGCTAACGCTTCCTTGTTAAAACTATTAAAAGGCGTGGTAGCAAAGTCTGGAAAGACAGGGGCAAGAGCAGGTAATTATGGAATCAATGTTACCAAGGGTGGCCTTGAACTGGGTAATGCAACATTAAACAAGGCGGACGACCTTTTACTAAAGGCCTTGAAGAAAGCTATGGGTCCGATTCGAGGAAGCCAGAAGGCACAGAAGTTGGCACAACAGGAGGGCATGGCAGAACTCTTAACAATGCTTAAGAGATTAAATAAGCCCAATGTCCGTAAGGGTGCAATACTAGGCGGAGGTATATTAGCTATTAAGCCATCAGACGATGAGTACACAGAAGACACAGAAATTTATTAGGGAAAACATAGAGGCATACTTTGTAGATAACGGAGACGGTACCACTACTGTTAAGTTCGGAAAAGAACCTTTTACAATGGGTACTACCCATGCCAATACACTTAAAGGATTAGTGCAGAAGAAACTCTCTAGCAAGAAGACCGTATTTGGAAAAGATGCACAGAAGGATACGATAGATACACTTAACCAATTAGCATATCGGATGATAGAGGAAACAGAATTAAATCCTAAACAAAAACAAGAAATTAAATATTCTAATTTTGTAAAGCACAAGAAACTGACATGAAAGATCAATCACTAAACGACCTGCTAGGAAGCATCTTTTCACCGCCAACGGGATTGTATGGAGGGGAACAAGAGACACCCAACATTACCCTTAGGGATATTTTGGCAAGAAGGAATCCTTCAAGGCAGTCGGCACAAAGCTTGTCTGAACTATATTCGCCAGAAGGGGAATTAATGGCAATGCCGGAAGAAGAATCAATGCCAGAAGAAGAGTCCAAGTGGGGCAAACTGTTAAAGCAACTATTCAGTCCTCTTGCAGGATTTGGAAGTATTCCAGACGTTGTACACGATACGGACTTCTCTGATCCAGCAGAGGTTATTGGTGGAATGCCGTTAAGATACTTGAGAAATATAGGGACTGGTATTCTTGGAGGATTTGGGATAGGAAGTCCAGACTATAATACGGCAGAAGACGTTCTAGACAAGTATGGAATAATGCAAGACAGCAAGGCAAAGCCTTGGGTAGGCATGGGACTTGATATTGCTGCTGATCCGTTTACTTTCCTCGGAGGAGGTTTAACTAAGCAAGGGGTAAAAAAAGTGGGAGGAAAAGCCCTTGGTTCAATGTATAAATGAATGACAGAACACTTAACAACTACACAGAGGCACAGGCAAAGAATAGACTTCTCAAGGAAGTTAACAAGCCCGATAACGCCAACTTATTAACCAGACTACTAGCCGTTCCCCTTTCTATTGGAAGTGTTCCAGACCTTATCTATCATAAAGATCCCTTAAGGTATCCTAAGAACATAGGTAAAGGGGTGTGGACAACTTTAACAGGTAAGGATTATACGAAGAACATTAAGACGGGTTCTGATCTTCTTGAGCAGAGGAATATTCTACAAGGTGACGGCATACCGGAGAACGTGGCAAACTTTCTTTTATCCCTGGGTATTGATGTGGCCACAGATCCATTAGCGTTTACCAAGCCTGTCAAGGCGTTGAGACTAAAAGACGCAACAAAGGTAGTGAAGAACGTGGGGCTAAAAGGAACAAAGGCAAAGAAGCTGGCGAGGTTATTAACCAAGGAAGACGTGGGCAATATTGGAAGGATTCTTAAAAAGATGGGCGTAGGTGATGCGAAAGAATACGGAGAGAAGTTAGCAGAAGAAGTTTCAAAAAAGAAGGCAACGAGAAAAGTTGTTGTAGGCGGATTTGGTAAAAGCAAAGTGTTGAGTGAATCGGAGAATGCGAACACAGCATTGGACTTACTATTCAATCCAGTCGGGACGGCGATCAAGGGTGGTGCCAAGGTGGTACAAACCGTAGCCCCTGAATCGACTGAGAAGGCAATAGGGAAGTTTAACGATCTATTCGTATTAGGCGGTAATGCCAAAAGAAAAGGATTGGGTAAGGCTGCTAAGAGGGTGAAACAAAATGTTCAAAGCAGTTACGAGGACAAGGAGGCACTCTTGTCTAGAAAGATGATAAACGATCTTGACTTGAATAACCCGGATGATTTAGCAAAGGCACGAGGAATGGAGCTTGCCTTGGAGATGACAAAAACACCACGAAGTAAAAAGAAGAAAGCAGTTGAGAACATGGTAGAAGACCTATTGAAAAAAAGCGGTAGAGAGGACATAAATAAGGCGGAACTTAAAGAGTTGCTTACAGATGCTCTAAAAGAAAAAGAGGGGCTGGACGAACTACGTACGGTCGAAATAAACAAGGTTGAGAAACCGTTAGAGGAGTTGACGGATCAGGAAATAAAGGGGTTGGTTCGCGATACACAGTTAAAGAGGGTACTTGAAAGGTTGGGTAGTATGGGTATAGATTCTGCAGAAGAAAAGAACCTATTTGGTAAAGTAAAGAAACCAGAGTTTAAGATTATACCAAAGGCGGAACAAACAGAAGCGGCGAAGAAGTTTTGGAGGAATTTACCAGTAGACGGTGAGTGGGTGGAAAAGTCAAGGGATTTCTCTACAAGAGAACTAGAAGAGATGCTTTCGGTAAGGAAGTTAAAGGGTCCGGATAAATTCGTAATCTCTGATGAGAGGATGCCATTTATCAAAAAATATATTGAAGAGCTTACTAAAAAAGGGAAAGTAAAGATTAATCCCGAAGATTTAAAGAAGCCGACACCCGATCTTCTTGGAGTATCACCCATAGAGAACGCAGCCGATTGGGCTGGAAAATTACCTCCGGAATTATCTGACCTTGTAGAGCCTAGACCGGGAGCAAGTATCTTCACTAAAAAGGCTGGTGACTTATTAGAAAAGTATGGAGTAGGACCAAGAGATTTCTTCTCGGGTTCTTCCGAAGAAGAGATTAGAACACTCAAGGATGCGTTAGCGACAATAAAGGGTCGGGGGGCTATAAATGGAAAGACAATGAAGGCTGCCAAAGCAGGTGATACTGATTCTACCCTGTCGATACTAAAGGCATTACAGCCCGATTTGCAGAAGATATATTACAAGTACAAGAATAAGGTAAAAGAACCGGATCAATTATGGGCTAATCTTTATGTTACAGCGTTAGAGAGGGTTGATAAATATAATATAGAGAAGTACAAATATCCGACACTTAAATCCTTTATGAGATTTAGTAAAGGTGAATTTCAGAAAGCTGTTAACAAAACTGTAACGCAGGGCAGGTCTCTACCAAAGGGGTTATTGGATGACGAACAGAAGTTGAATAGGGCTTTAAGAACAGTTATTCCCAACAGGACATTCGAGGCACTAGGATTCACTAACATGGGTGGGAAAGAGGTGGCATCGAAAATTCCGGGGATAAAAAGTCTCGACCTTGACGATCTAACTCCTAAACAATGGAAGGCTCTAGAGGGCTTAGGGTTCTCTAGGAAGCGTGTGGAGGATATTAAACAAGGTATGAAGTCAAGTCTAAATTTGGACGATAGCTTTATGACAAAGGGCGGAAGACCGGTAGACGTAGACGAGACACTTGAACAGTTGATAGACGAAACCGAGAAAGTAGATCCGGAAGCAGCTAAGGTAATAGATGGAATACAAAAGATACTCAAAGGTCCAGACCCAAAGTCCCCGATAGGATTTGAAGGGTTGGAGGAACTACAAAGGAAGTATGCTAGAGATGTTTCCAAGATTGACTTTGCTAGGGTAGGTGATACTGCAGAGAAAACACTAGAGTATCAAACAAAAGCAAAAGAGCAACTGTATGCCAAGGCAATACACGCCAAGAGGGAAGTGAACGCACTCGAGCTAGAGAACATAATCAAGGACTTCAGGTATGATGATGGCAGAAAAGCGTTCAGCACCAAGCAAAGGAAGGGCTGGGTATACGTACCTCATTTAGAAGGGTATGTACCAAAAGAAGGGGCGAAGATGCTTAAGCAGTTTTATGATTCTTTTAATCCAAAGGCGGAAAGCAACGACTTCATAAGGTTCATAGACGGAATGAATAACAGATGGAAGAAGATAGTAACTAGTTACAGTCCATGGTTCATGGGGTACTCTGTAAGAAACGCTATAGGGGATTCAATGAACATGATGCTAGGTGGGTATGGGGATGGTAATCCTGTAAAGATGATAAACGGTTTCAAGCAGGGTATGGAGTTCATGGGCATGTTAAGATATATTTCCAAGAACGGATTGGCCTCCGCAGAAAAGAAGTACAGTAAGCATCAGATAAGAGCTTTCCACGAGGCGTTTGATCGTGGAGTATTTTCTGGGAAATTCAATCAGGTAGCAGAGGACATTAGTTACAAGGTTAAGGGGGAACTGTTAAATCCTAAAGAGGATATTTGGAAAAAAACTGGTGTGGCTGCAATGGAGTGGCGAGAGAACATGTTCAGGATGAGTAACTTCCTAGATGCTTACAGACGTACGAACAGTTGGGAAGAAGCAGCCAACCTAGCCAAGAGAACGAGCTTGGACTTCTCTAACCTAACAGAGTTTGAGAGAAAGACCATGAAGAGGATCGTTCCTTTCTATGGATTCTTACGAGCTAATCTAGAGCATCAGCTACATGTGTATGAGAACAATCCGTTTGCTTTAATATTCCAAGAGAGGGTATTTGATAATGTCAAAAATCTTTTTGCAGGAAAGAAATTGACGGAAGAAGAGTGGGATAACATACCCGACTGGATGAAGAACGGACTAGCGGTACCTATTAGCAAGGACGAGAATGGTACGTACAGGATGATGACTAACTTCGGAGAGCCTACACAGGTGTACAATAACCTGATAGACCTATCTTCACCAAGGGCTTTCGTATCGAGTGCCATTAGTGGAGTTAATCCTTTGATAAAATTCCCTCTTGAGATGATATACAATTATTCCACGTTTCGGGACGACAAGGTATCCAATCTCGTTAGGGGATCTTACTATAAGAACTTCCCTAAGCCTGTTAAGGATTTATTGGAATATAGTTCGGGAACTATCACGGATAAGTATGGGCGGAAGGTGAGTTCTACCGTGGTTAATCCGGAACGTGCATACGTAATGAGCAACGCTCCCTTTATTTCACCCTTTGTTGTACAGGCCAAAAACCTTTTGGATTACAAGGATCAGGGCAATGATGCACTTCTAAATCTTTCTGGTATACTGGGTGGAAAGATAAGAAAGAGAAACACATTCGCCGATAGACGAGGTGCAGACAAAGACGTAGAGGATTTAATTCAACAACTTATTAGTCAATAAATATGGCAAACATTTCCTTAGTTGAATATACCGGAGGATTGAACCAACATTCTGCCCCTGATCTTATAAACGCAAACCAATCACCAATGATGGTTAATGTTACGTTGGATCAAGAAGGTAGCTTTGGTAGTAGATTGGGTTCTCAGCTCTTAAAATTATTTACGGGTACAGACAAGGTTAGGGGAATCGGTATTCAGAAAAGAAGCGATGGGACAGAGAGACCTTTCTATGCAGTATCCGGAGCGTTGAGATATTATAACGGTACAGACTGGGACGCTACGGCTAGCGGAACAGATCAGATAAGTGACGCTTATGATGTATCGTTTAGTATGTTTAAGGAACACCTTTACTATATCTCTGCGAAGGATAGTGAGTACCTAATGAAGGTAAGCGATGCTGCCACTCCTGTTATCTCGGAAGTAGATAGCACTAATCATTATGAAGGTAAGTATGTAGCATCGGGGAATGCAAGACTCTTGCTTGCAGGGTCACATCGGTTTCCCAATAGGGTATTCCACTCTCAAGTTGATAGTGATAAGTTCAGTATTATTCGAGCAACAGTATCTAGCGTGAGTAGCTTGAACCTAACATTGACAAGTGCGTTGTTTACCTTCTCTATGAATGGTTGGAGAATTTACAATATAACCAGAGACGAGGAAGCCTGGATAGAAGCTATTACTAGTACGACAGTAGCATCGCTAACAAGAATAGCATCTCTATCTAGTTGGGTAAGCACGGACGAACTGCTAATCATGTACGATTTTGTAGACATAGACGAAGCGGTAACGGGCATGTGTTCACTGGGGGAACAGACACCTTTTCTTCTTTTCTCAAAATCGGATGCCTACATTTATGATCCGTCAGCAGATTATGTTAGAAAAATGTCTGGCTTCGGTTGTGTGAACGGAAAGAATTTACGAGTAATAAACGGCAACGCTATATGGGTCAACTATGATGGAATATTTAGATACTCTAGCGGAATGGCGTATCCGGTCAAGATTTCCCTGCCATTAGAAAATGAGCTTACGTTCGATAAGATCTGGAACAAGACCACGAAGGCAGGACTTGATGCTTCTGCCGCATGGGCTGATTCAAACAAATACTATGTTTCAATTGGAGATCTTTCGGCAACAGTAGACGGACAAACACTGAACGATGTTGTCTTGGTGTTTAATCTTAACCAACAGGTATGGCAGGTAAGAACCTATACGGCTAACGGACTTGGCTATTGTTTTGAAGAATTTGTAGACGCAACTTTGGGCAGGGTCAAGCTATCTGGCTCAAGGGACGATACCGCCTTGTTAAGATGGGACGTAATAAACGTATACACGGATGACGATCTAGAGGATGCACCCGTGGCATATACTGCACTGTATAGAACGAAACATTTTGAATATGAGGCCTTTGAGAAAAGCAAGCTAATACTAGAAGGACACATGAAGGGATACATCGGTACGGCAATGGACGTAAAGGTTTCTCTGTCTGGAAGTCAGACCTATGTGGATTGGACAACAACGGATACTACCCCTGCTGGATATGATTGGCACTACATGACGCTAGCACCACTTTATCCTAGTACTTGTAAGAGCATCTCTCTAGAGTTTAGTGGTACAGGCAAGTGGCATATCTATAATGTGGGACTAGATTTAAAGACAGAAAAGACTTCTAATTTAAACCGAGTTTAAAATGGAATATAAAACAACACTAGAGAGCCTGGGATTTAATAAGGGCTTACAGAGGGAAATAGAAATGCCCGACCAAAAGGACAACAACTATTCAGGAGGAAGGTTCGGTGACTATATTCGTGTAGAGGACGGCAGTCTTTACGTGAGGGATGAACTAGGTACGGACAGAATTGTTATTGGAAAGATATGACAGGAATAAAAATAAGTAAGCCGGGCATAAACGTACAGTCGGGAAACGCTTACGACTTTAACCTAAACTCTAAATACCCGATGTTCAGTATTCATTCTGTATTTTCTGGTACAGTAACGGACATAGGGAGTCAGGTATTGGTTACTCACAACCTTGGACGAAAACCGATGGTACTTGTATGGATGAATAGATTGCTTGGTGATCCAGACGAGTTCCTCCTACATGTTAATAATACAAACTTAGGTCAAGGCTTCGTAACAGTAAGCGATACCGAGGTGGTTCTCACCGAGGGGGTGATTGATCTAGATTTTTACGGATACGTATTTGAGAATTTGGAGTTATGAACGATTACGGAATAACAATAACAAAGAAGGGTATTAATTTTCCTGCTCAAGGAAAAGACCTGATCTATACCTCCAAGAGGGATACGTTAAAGTATCTTCCTTCGTATGCGGATACCGTAGAGTATACGGACGGAAGCGATGTGGAGATAACGCACAACCTTGGTTATACTCCGGGCTTTTTATGCTGGCGTAAATTAGGCTCCCCTGCAAAGTGGGCGGTCGATGCACTAGATGGAGCGTTGAGAACAGACAGTACCAAGCTATACATTCCTGGTGTAGCTAGTGGCTCCAAGGTTCATTATATTATTCTAGTTAATCCGGTAGTCGGTGGACCATTGCCTGTAATTGTAGGCAACGGATCTGGTATGAAAGCAACAACAAGGTCTATAAATGTAGCAAGCATGAATGCATTAGACCTTTCTTTTTATAGCGAGTATGCTCATCTTTATACGGTAAAGGAAGTCGTGAGCGAGTACACTATTCCTGCGAGTTTGGGAGAGGATGTGGCTGACGGACCTGTTTATGTACATACGCTTCTTTATGAAGAATCCTATGAACATGAACTGGGTTATACTCCAGGCTTCATTTCCTTTTTTAATATTGATTCTGGGGATAGTGTAATGAATCCATACCTTACAGATATTTCGACAATAATTACCCGTGTAGATGCCACACACATTTATTATGAATTTGCCCTCTATATTATAGACATGGAACCTACGTATGATTTTGCAGACGTTGGCTTAAAGATAACAACAAAGCTTTTAGGTGTGAAGCTGGAATAAATAATTATTTTTTAATCTATAAAAGATGGAAGGCGAACCGAGACGCTTAGTGTGGACACCCGAAGACCTTGCCAGAATTGGCAATGGACATTTCTTTGCTAAGGGGATATTTGTCGACGACGAGACAGGCTTCAATATACAAGGTTCGGGCAACGTGGTACGATGGGTAGCAGTCAAAGGAGACGTGGAGGACTGGTCTATCTATTACCAAAACCCTAGTGATGGTTTTCTTGCTAGAGACTTTGAAGAAGTTGCACGGAATGGAGACAAGCTACACCACCCATTGTGGGTCATGCAGTTAGTCCCTGCTACGCCAGAGATGATGCAATTATACAGACACTAAATTAAGCCTAATTTCCGCAAGTTCTTCGGGCGAAACATAAGCTCTCTGAGCAAGCTTTTCAATTGCCCATTCATTGTGTCTCTCGATTAACCCATTTTGGCCAGCCCGTTCAATGTGGTCAATTAGATGGCAATAAGCATCCAAAACTCGGCCATTTTCTGGAGTATTATATCCCGGATAGTCTCGGTTATGGTTGATGTGTGCGGCCTCTAGGTGGTCCGTACTTCCACAAACTGTGCAGCGATATCCGTCTCTTTCAAGTATTTGCCTTCGTACACCACTAGAAAATGCGAATTGGCTTAACAGAAGCCCCACCCCAGCCATTATTCCATAAAAAAAGAGGGGTGCAAAACGCCCCCTCTGTGGTTCGGTACTGTTTCCAATCTCAGCCATTGATAACTCCTGTTAAATTATTTAACAAGTTTCTTAAGACCTGTTCTTGCCTTACTGTTTTCATAGTATTGCTTGTAGGTTATCTGTGCTGTGGTAAATGCACTGGCTCCTGCTAGTAGAACACTTGATGCGTTGGCTATGTCTATCCCCTCTGTTAGGGCTACTGTTACTAGTCCAATGACTAGGGAAACTACTAGGGAAATAATAAACCTGACTTTTGTGTTGGCTACTTTAGTGTTAACGATATCTATGAATGGCGGTAGTATGAAACCCACCACTGCCGAGATTGCTTCTGCTGACATTACTTAAATATAAAATATAAAATAACTGCTAGAAGACTCGTAATATACATTACTACTTCTACCTTGTTCTTAAATGCTTTGCTCAATTTTTCTTTTTAAGAAGTTCTTTAAGCTTAAGTATTACCTTGGCAACAAGTCTTTTCCAATTTATACCCTTCTTCCCTTCTTCCTTTTTTACTAAAGCATCAGACAATCTTTGGATCTGTGTCTTCTGTGTTTCTATAACCGACTTCATACTCTCATTCTCATTCTTAAGTGGCTGTACGTTCTCTATTAATCTACCGTGTGCTTCTACCTCTATGGCATATTTAAGATTGATCTTTTTTAGTTCTTCCTGGGCATCCGTTAACTCTCCTTCAATTCTGACCCTCTCTAGTTTCTCGGCATCGAGCTTGGTAGATAGTTCTTCCGAGAGAATTTTGAACCTATTTCTATCCTTGGTCAATCCTCCTATGCTTGCGTTTAGTTCTGCAATTGTATTGTTTAATGTGGGAATCTCTTTTTGTAATGCGTCTTTTGTGGCGATCACCTTCTCGTACATCGCAGGTACTTCTGCACTACCATTTCTTACCCACCACTCGACGGGATCAACGCCTGCATCCTTAACGTCCTTTCTATACTTGTTTAAAAAGTCGTCCATGTTAGAAGCGGATGCGTCTCTGATTGCCTTGTCTATGCACCATTGTGCCATTGAATCTTTATAATAAGTAAGATGTGGTTTGGGATCGATACTCTTATTCGCTTTATCCCTAAGCTCATGATGAAGATGTGGTCCAGTTGAGTTGCCGGTATTGCCCGAGTAACAAACAATTTCAAAAGCTTTTACGGCTCTTGATACCGTCTTGCTACCACCCTTAGCCATATGATAATAGTCTGTATTAAGTATGTCTTTGGAAATGTGTACGAAAAGAAAGCGATATCCGGACTTGAACACAACGTATAACCAGTAGCCACCGAATTTATCTTTGCCTACTTGGGTAATAGTTCCTTCTTCTGGGGAATGTAACGGTGTACCAACTGGCATGCCCCAGTCTTCACCGTCATGTGTTGGGGTAAAACCTCTTACCCACTTAATTGTTCCGTTATCTACTAGGCCTTTTTCAAAAGGGTAGTATGTCAAGATTTATTTTAATAAGAACTAAGATTATTTATCCTAGATATTTTTACAGACTTAGGGTAACATTATAACAAGTTGTTGACAAGACTACAATATTTACACTATAATGATTACGAAGTTTTCTATTGTTGATGGTATTAGTTTTCTTCTCCCTGTTGTCGGGTCGGTGTTACGATTCTGACAACAAGGACAAGTTTAATTAATCTCTGTCCAAGATGAATAAGATTACCGAATACGCAGATATACTCGCAATACGAACTAGGCTTAAGAAGATCCAGCAAGTATCGTGGAGTATTTCCCAGTTAGAAAAGAAGTATCCCATACAGAGTCTAAGCGAGGAGGAATATCCCTATATCTTTGAGGCATACACCCTTTTAGAAAAGGAGTTACTTTCTATCTATGATGAATTAAAAAATGAAAACAAGAATTATTCAGACTAGATTTTGGGATGACGAGTTTGTTTCGGAAGCAACGAAGCACGCAAGGTATCTCTATATTTATTTACTAACCTCTCAATATATTAATCTCTGTGGGATCTTTCAGCTAAGTGATAGGAAAATTCTTTTTGAAACTGGCATGACTTCTAATGAATTTGAAATTGCAAAAAAAGAACTCATAGAAAATAAAAAAGTTTTGTTCAAGGATGGTTGGATTAAAATTATAAACGCATCTAAGAATAACAAGTACACTAATTCACCACTAAACGAAAAACCTTATAACGCAGAACTACAGCGTGTTCCTGATAGTACTATAGAATTTTTCAATAGTAGTATAGATAGTACTATGCATAGTACACAAAACTCTAAACTAAAAACTAAGAACTCTAAACCAAAAGAAAAAGAAGAAGAAAAAGAAAAGCTTTCCTACGAGAGTTTCGTAGATATTTTCAACGAGATAAAAAACAGCAGGTACGGATACGCTGACAAGAAAGCTAGGGGACAGTTCGATACGCTTATCAGGGCTGGCGTAACAGAAGATTTATTCAGGCATGCCATTGTCAATGCAAAATCTGATCGGTATTTGCTAGAGAATCCCAAGTACCTTACGCCTGAATATATTACGAGAGTTTCTCAGTTCGAGAAGTGGGTAAATGCAAAACCCTTCAAAAAGGAAAGTGACAAGAAGATGACCTTCGACGTTCTTTGAATGTATGGAAATATTTTGTTTCACGCAGGTTTCATGGTAGATAAGTATACGTTCGTGACAAATGTATCGACTTAAGATAGTTCGTGTTACCTAGATACCTTGTAGCCCTAAATTTAATTATTAATAAAATCAGATATGGAAAAAGTAATTTACCAAGGACATGATTGGACAAAGCTAGCAATGCAATCGAGGATATATCTTTATCGGAAAATGGAAAAAGAAAATACCTACTGGACACCCATAGGGATTTATACCCCCGAAGCAGTCGGGTATCTTGTCGATAAAAAATTAATAGAACCGTTCGTAGACAGGTGGTCGCTTACAGACAGGTTCTTTATGTGGACAAGCAAAGAGTCCTGGTGGAAATGGCAAGAAGGAAAGGCAAACATCTACAAGAGAATAAGCTCTGATGCCAATCATGCACTCAACAAGATCATCCTTTTTTGTGACGACCATGATTATTTTTCATTAATTCGTACGCAAGCGTTGCCGGTAGATAGAGATTCTAGTAAAACGGCCCTGCATGTTCTTGTAGACTTGTGCAAAGACATAGAACTAACAGACGAAAACATACGGGTAGCAGGAGTTTATCGGGACGTGGAACAGTTAGCTGATGCTATCCGAGAAGGGATAGATATTCAGATACGTTCGGTGAAGGGTAACGGGGAATTAGTTGAAGAGGTTTTTGACATACATCAATAGTTGTAGTATAATGTTTGTATATTATTTATTAATTAACATACATGATAGCACTCCCGATGGACAATAAGGGTAAGTACACCAAGTTCCCACAGGGGAAAACTAAGTTAAGATTCTTAACCG